GACGACGTTCGCTCAGCCGTCGATCCCGATCTACAAAGCCGCAGGCTTTGTGCCGATCAGTTTTGAGGCGTTGCAGGATGAGCAGAACGTGGCCGCTGAGGTTGCGAAGCTGTTGGCGTTCGGCAAGGACAGCCTTGAGGCCAGTGCCTTTGCCACCGGCTCCGGAAACGGGCAACCGACGGGGATTGTCACAGCCCTGACGGGTACCGGTTCTGAGATCAACGCCGCGGCGGATGACACGTTCGCTATCGGTGACGTGTACACGATTCAGGGCAGCCTCCCGGCCCGCTACCGGCCGCAGGCGTCGTGGCTGGCGAACAACCTGATCTACAACAAGATTCGGCAGTTCGACACCTCTGGCGGTGGCGGGTTCTGGACGAACCTCAACTATGACCGTCCCCCGCAACTGTTGGGTCGGGATGCGCTCGAGGCTGAGGCGATGGATGGGAGCCTCACCACTTCTGGTGCGGTGTCGAACTTTGTTCTCATCTTCGGTGCTTTCGAGAATTTCGTGATTTGTGATCGTTTGGGAATGACGGTCGATTTCATCCCGCATCTGTTCAGCACGTCGAACAATCGTCCTACTGGGCAGTCTGGGTGGTACGCCCATTACCGGGTTGGTTCCGACTCGGTGAACGACGATGCGTTCCGCATGTTGGATGTCGCGTCCGCGTCCTGACCTGTCGCGTAGTGCCGGGGGGCGATTCACACCCGTCCCCCGGCGCCACACCCGAACGTGTCACTGCCCCAATGGTTTTACTCCCAGTTTTGAGGAAGAGCGATGCCTGAATATTTTCGTGTGAAAGAGCCGTTCGCATACGGCAATAGTGTGGCGACTGTCGGCCAGATTTGGTCGTCTGATGAGCCGGCGTTTAAGGGTCGGGAACAGTTTTTTGAGCCGGTGTCGAAGGCTGCTGAGCGCACCAATTCCATTGCTGTGGAGACTGCGTCGGCTGCGCCTGGTGAGACCCGGTCGTTCGGTAAGCGTGCCGCTAAGAGGGTCGCGGCGAAGCCTGGTGTGGTCGCTGGTTCTGGCGTGAGTGAGGAGCTGTAATGCGCACTTTGTATTCGCATGCGTTGGCGCAGCGCGCCTTGAATTACGCTGTGCGGTCGAGTAATTCTGCGGCGACTGGTGTCGCTGTCGATACCGCTGTGTATGGCAACAACGGTCGTGATGTGACGTTTGTCGTGTATACGGCGACCATCACTGATGGCACTCACACTGTGACCCTTGAGGAATCGGATGCGTCTGGTTCTGGTTATGGCGCGGTTGATGCTGCTCGTATTCAGGGTTCGCTTCCGGCGATTGTGGCGGCTGACGACAATGTGGTGTTTCAGTTTGGTGTTCGGCCGACGAAACGTTATGTGCGGTTGACGATTACTGATGCTGGTTCGACGTCTGGTGGTGCGGTTGGTGCGGTCGCTCTGATTGGGTGTGGCAGCAATAATCCGGTGGCGCGTGCCTGATGCGCACTCTGCATAACTCGCTGTTGCCGGTGATCGCGTTGACGCAGAATCCGTACAACACTGATGACACGTTCAATGGTGAGCCTGTTGATCTTGGGTTGTATGGCAATGATTTTCGTGACGTGTTGTTTGTTGTTGATCCGGGTTCGATGACGGATGGGACGTTCGCGTTTGTTGTTGAGGAGTGCGGCACGGTTGACGGCGAGTATGTGCAGGTTGCTGATGAGTACATTCTTGGGACTGTTCCGACGGTGACGGCTGCGGATGAGGGGACTTGTCCGCAGTTTGGTTATAAGGCGCATGGTGTGCGGTTTGTGCGTGTGGTGATGACGTCTGCGGATACTGATGATGGCAGTTTTTTTGGTGTGATCGCTTTGTTGGGTAATGGGTGTCAGTCGCCTCCGTTGAGGAGTTGATGGTGGCTGAGTTGACGGTTGATGATGTTGAGGTGTTCACCAATGGTCGGTTGTCGGCTGATGGTGTGGAGACTGGTCGTTTGTTGGTGTCGGCGTTGCGTGCTGCCCGTCAGTGGTGTGGGTGGCGTGTGAATCTTGTTGAGGATGACGAGGTTTTGTTGGATTCGCAGGGTGGCCGGGTGTTGTCGTTGCCGACGCTGGCTTTGGTGGAGTTGTCGGAGATTGTTGAGGATGGCGTCGCCCTGGATGTTGGTGGTTTGCGTGTGTCGACTCGGTTGGGGTGTGTGTCGAAGAAGTCGGGTGCGTGCTGGGCGTCTGGGTATGGGGTTATTTCGGCGACGATGACGCATGGTTTGGATGATCCGGATGATGCTGATTTCAATCAGGCTGTGTTGCAGGCGGTTGATAGTTTGGCGGCCGCGAAAGTCCGTGGGGATATGGCGTTGACGGGCAAGAAGGTTGACGATGTCGAGTACACCTGGTCAGTAAGCCTGTTACAGGCTGGGGTGTTGGATGTGTCGTTGTTGGCTCCGTATCGGGTGTTGTTGTCGCCGTGACGTTTGGTGGTCAGTCGGTGGGGTTTGTGACTGTTACTGATTCTGGTGAGATCGGATTGGGTGGGATCAGGAGCCAGTCGCGGGTGTTGGTTGTGGTGTCGGGGTGCAGGTTTCGTCCTGCGGGTTCGTCTGAGGTGGATGGGCGGTCGGATGTTGCGTCGGAGGTGTGGAAACTGACCGCGCCGCCGGTTGCTGCCGCGTTGATCGCCGACTCGACAGGCGAACTCGTGTGGGACGGCACCACCACGCCGGTATTGCCGACGGATCCGAATAGCCGCGACTGGTTTCGGATTGATGGTGCGCCGCAACCAAAGTTTGATATGGACGGCTCAGTTCATCATGTGACGGTTGCGGTGAAACGGCAGGCGGGCTGACATGGTGTCGGATGCGTTTGAGCGGTTCGGGATCTCCCGCGATGAGTTGGAGAAGATGATCCGGGCGCAGTCCGAGGTTGATGCGGGGATCAACGAGTTCATGGAGAACGAGGTTGTGCCGTATTGGCGTTCGCAGTCCCCGGTCGATTCGGGCAAGTATGCGGCGTCAGTGAAAGTGACGCAGAAAGCGAAGCGCGGCAAGGGGAAAGTCGCCGCCACCGCCTGGTATGCACACTTCGTCGAGTACGGCACCAAAGCCGACTCGAAAGGCAAAGACGACCGCAAGGTGTTGACGAAACAGGGCTGGAAAGTGTTGCCGAAAGACACCCCCACGGAGGCGGCCGCCCCAGGCCAAAAAACGGCGACACATTTCGGTGGAACTATCGGCGCTACGGGTGGCGTCGAGTTTGACGGTGACGAGTGACGTTGCTGGCTGATTCCGCCGCACCCGACGCCGAAGACTTTGTTGTGTGCTGGCTACAGCCCCAAATTAGGGCGGCTGTTGAACGCCGAACAGACGACCCGTTTCCGTTTGCCATTGTCCAGTTGATTACCGGCGACGATTGTGTCGACTCCGGCACTGAGGACGACATCGTGCAGGTCGACTATTTGGATTGTGCCCGTGATGGTTTGACGGCGGTGCAGGCCGCGAAATCCACCGCGTTCGATGGGCATCGGCGAATGCTGTACCTCGCCAAACACATTCCGAATGTGCTGCTGTCCGATGCGCGGTGGGCGAACTGCGACTACCTCAAAACGTTGCAGGTTCCGAAACGCATGGACTACCTGAATGAGCGCGTTGTGCGCTACACGGCCCTATACGCGCTGGGCCTCTCATTTGTTGCCGTGGATTAGCGGCACACACGGCCACTAGGCCGTAACCCCTCAACACATTTCCCGAACGGATCAGCCGTTGCCGGGTTCTTCATCAACCCCGAAATAAGGAGAAACGACTCATGTCGCTACCTGCAACAGGCACCACTTGGGATGGAGCGGGCCTCAACGACAACGATTCACGGTTCCTGGAGCGTGGGAAGCTGCGTCAGGTTTTGATCCGTGACGCCCGTGGTTCGGCCACCGATATTTCGCCGCATGATTCTGCGGGTGAGATTGCGTGGTCGCCGTTCGCTCAGGACGGCAAGTGGCGGGATGACTTGTTGGCGTTCAAACGCACGAATGGTATTTGGGTTGAGAACCCTGACTCGAATGAGGGTTTCCATATCGCGGGTGCGTTCAAGGATGGTGATGGCCCGGTCACGAAGCCGAACTTGAAGAACGACGATTTCATGATCCTGCAATCCAACTTTCCGTTTGATTCGGATTTGGTGGAGGAGGGTGAGCCGTTCAGTTTTACGGCGGTGGAGACGGCTAAGCCGTTGATTCGTCGGTTGCGAAACAATTTGCGGCTCAATGATCCTGAGACTGGTGCGGCGTTGGTGGAGTCGCCTGGTTTGGCGGATGCTGGTTGGGGTCGCACTCTGTCGGGTGAGAATGTGGAACGCCAGGTGCTGCTGGTGTCTGAGTTCCGTAAGGGTGGTTTGCCGATCTACACGGTCGACGGGTATGCGTTGTGCAAGTTGAACGACATCGGGAACAGCAAGAAAGACAAGAAAGACAGCGAGGCTGCGGAGCTGACGTATCAGCCGTTGCCGGACGGATATTTTTCGGCTGTTCAGGATGGTGTGTATCAGCCGGTTTTGCGGTGGACGTGGGTTGGCGGTGCGGGCTGGACCGCCCTGTATGTGTCGCCTGTGTCGCAGTACACGGTGGATCTGGGTTCGCCGTCTGCTGGGACGTTCACGCTCACGTATGGCGGTTTGACCACGGCGACGATTGCCTATGGTGCGTCGGCGGCGAA